GCTGAGCGTATGACACGCTACGGCAATCGTGGTTCGCTGCGCGCTCGCCACTGGTTCGGCACATCGTCGGCCTATCAGATGCAGGCAGCAGCCGAGGAAGTGGCACAGATGATTGAAGATTTGATTGGAGAAGAATTCGAAAAACAATAGAATATGGCAAAGGATGTTGTAACGAGATTGCGTCTCGAATCTGGCGAGTTTGACAACCGCATCAAGCGGGCCACCGCCGGATTGATGCAGCTGGAGCAGGAATGCCGCAATTCAGGCAAATCGCTCGCCACGCTGACCAACGACCAGAAGCAATATGTGCAGTCGCTGGGGCAAATGCAGACAGTCTCGAATACCGTGCGCGGTAAGCTGGGAGAGTTGACACAGGCCTACACGGAACTGAGCGTGCAATACAAGCGGCTGACCGACGACGAGAAAAAAGGTGACTACGGGAAGGCACTGTCGGCATCGCTCGACCAGCTGAAGGCACGCATCGGCGAGACGAAGGCCCAGCTGAACGACGTCAGCGTGGAGCTTGGCAATACGAAGAATGCGGGCAACGAGACTGGCAGCGTACTCGACAACCTGGCGGGGAAGTTCGGGCTGAACATCAAGCAGCTGACAGGCATCGGTGCAGCACTGGCAACGGCCAAGGCTGCGCTCGAAGTGGCTAAGGATGCCTTCGGAGCCAATGAGGCCGCTGTCGACGAGTGGGGCCGCATCGTAGACTCCAGCAGAAGTCTGTACGAGGGCTTCCTCAATAGCATCAACACGGGCGACATCAGCGGGTTCCTGAGCCGCATCGACCAGATTGTGCAAGCTGCACGCACGGCATACGACGAGCTCGACCGCCTGGGCACGATGAAAACCATCCAGGCACCTCAGATCAGCGCCCAGCAGACCGAGAACGACCGCCTGCGCATGATGATTCAGACGAGGCGCTACATCGCCCCTGTCGACGGAAGACGGTCGGCCATGCAGAACGGCCAGCTGCTGACGCCTGCTCAGATTAAGCGGCTCGAACAGCAGTTGCAGAACGGCTTGCAGAAGGTGACATCGCTGGTGGGTAATGAGGTGAAACAGACCAGCCGGGCCATTGATGCAGTCTACAGGAGACAGGGTGCTGAGCTGGGCATGAGCGTGAAGGAGTTCCGGAAGGGAACGTCGAGCATGGCCGAGTTCGACAAGCGCATAGAGGGTGCCGCCAACTATCAGAAATGGCAGCGCGAGCACAGCTACGTCGACCAGCAGTCCGGGCGCCTGATAGCACCGCGCACCGGCAACCCCTATCAGCAATACAAGGGGTGGGATGTGTTCCGTGTCGACGGTGAGCGCTACAACAAGCTCGTTCAGCTCATACAGCAGCGCGACCAGCAGTCGGCACAGGCATACTCGACGCAGAGCCAGGCATACCGTACCATCAACCGTGCCGAGGGTATCTCTGCCCGCGGCACCTCGACCACTCCGAAGACCACCAATAAGAACACCGGCGCTCACACCACCATCGAGAAGACCGAGATGCAGCTCAACTCGGAGCAGATCAAACGTCTCACCGAGGAATATATCACCGCATCTGAGGAGCGACGTGCCGCCATCCAGGCTGAAATCAAGACGCTCCAGGAGCGCAACAAGGAGATACAAGGCCTGATGGACGAGGCTCAGGGGAAAATCAAACCCACTCAGAAACTCACCGCCGAGCAGACCACCAACATCGCCAGGGGCAACCTTACCGGCAACGACTACATGAAGGCAGGCGCAGTGGAGGTGCTGGGCACCGTGCAGGCGCTGAACAAAGAGATGGAAAGGCTCACTGCCCTGCGTGACAAGGCAACGACTCCCGAGGAATGGCAGCGGCTGAACGAGGCCATCAAGGGCGTGGAGGTACAGCGCAGCAACTTCACTGGAGAAAAAAGAGGGAAGGAAGAGAAAAGCGAGTTCGACGAAGGCTACGATAAGATGCAGAAGAGCTTTGCAGGCCTTACATCCGTGCTGGGCGGCCTACAGCAAATCGGCCTGAAGATGCCCGAAAGCGTCGAGCGAGGAATCCAAATCATACAGGGGCTCATGTCCATCATCCAGGGCGTGCAGACTGTCATCCAGGTGTTCTCTACGGGTTCACAGACGGCCAACACGGTGGCTGTCACCGCCAACACAGCAGCAGCCACAGCCAATACGGCGACGATGGCGGCGCTGATCACCGCACTGCAAATCAATACGGCAACGGGCATTATCCCGTTCTTTGCCGGCGGCGGTGTGGCCCATGCAGCCCGCGGCATGCGGGTGCCGGGCAACTACATGAGCGGCGACCAGGTGCCCGCCATGCTCAACAGCGGCGAGGTGGTGCTCAACAGGGCGCAGACCGGCAACATCGCCAGCCAGCTGGCGGAAGGAGGACAGGCTGGCTACACGCCCAGCCACGTCAGCGGCGAACAGATTTACATTGCCATGAACCGCTATCTGAAGCGCAGCGGAAAGGGCGAAATCGTAACATGGAGGCAATAATATGGCATACAAAGGGAACAACTTCATCGTGAAGCTCGACGGCACCGCCATCGCCGGTGTACGGTCGAATGAAATCCAGTCGGGAGCCGACGTCATAGAGGTCAGCTCGGCAACACAGCAGCAGTGGCGCGAGTTCATTGCGGGGCGCCGGGAGTGGAGCCTTAACGTCAGCTACCTGGTGATGGCCAGCACAGGGCTGGCCGACCTGCTCACCGTGGGCACCCTGTTCACCATCGACGTGACCGACCGCACGGGAGCCGTCACGGCTTCGGGTACGGCCATCCTGAAGGTCTGCAAGCAGACGGCCACAAGGGGCAACCTCGTGCAGGGCTCATTCCAGTTCCAGGGCTCCGGGCCGCTGGCGTCGGTCAGCGTGTGACGAATACTCTTACGTCTACTATTATAATATTTGATGGTTGTTATTTAGAATGTGTCGGGGCATGCCGTGAGGCACGCCCCTTTTCGCTGCTACCAGGTGCCGCTGTAGTCGGCCTCCCATGTATCGTTGAGCGACACGTCCATGCCGCCGCCCGAGGTGAACAGCCTGCCGGTGTAGACGGTGGCGCGGTTGCGCTTCAGAGGTACGGCAGTGATGACCGCACGCCCAAGGATGTCATTGTCGGCATCGCGCGACGAGACGGTCACGTCGGTGGTCCACTCCTCAGTGCCGCTGAACGTGTAAAGGCTCAGGGCGAGCTTGTCAGTCGTGCCGATATAGCTCTGGGGCACGGCCACCGAAATCTCCTCGGCGCGCTCCTCGCAAGGCTCTCCGGTGCGATAGTCCAGGCCGTAGTTCCAGTGGGCGGGCATCACCACCATACTGGCGGCCTCGGCAGGCACCTCGTCGGTGACCACCAGGCGCAGGCGGCCCACCACGCGGTCGAGCGTCACGCTGCGCTGCTGCGACGTCGTGGCCGTCACGTCAATCTGCTCAGCCTTCCAGAAGGTGTCCCGAACCTTCTCCCACACGATGGTGCCGGCATCCGTGTCGACCACGGGCGTGACACCGCGGCTGGCCACGAAGTACACCGTGTGGCTGCCATAGGTCAGGTCGGGCGACGGACTGCCCCAGCCCTCGTCCGAGGGCGTCTGATGGATGGTCTGCACCAGCTGGCCGCCAACGTAGTCGAACAGCCACAGGTCGGTCATCTCGCTGCCGTCGGCCGACAGTCCCGCGCGGGTGCCGTCCATGAACACAGGGCTGGCGAAGTCGCCATCAACGTTGAATCTCACTCTCCTCGTGCCGCCAGTCTCCTCTGCGGCATCCTTGGCGCAGGCAGTCAGCAACACGGCCGCCAGCACCATCAAAAATGTCTTTTTCATAGCGTTTAATTTTTATTTAGTCTTACGCCGGCGCAACTCGCCGGCAATCCTGTCGAAATCATCGTGCACAGACTGCGCCAGCACCTTGGCGTAGCGCTCAGTCTGCCTTACATTCGTATGGCCGAGCATGCGGCTCACGTTCTCTATCTTCGCGCCCATCGCCAGCATCCGCGTGGCGAAGGTGTGGCGGGCAAGGTGCGAGTGCAGCCGCGTGCGGATGCCCAGCGCCTTCTGAATATCCTTCAGCGACTCGTTGTACTGTACGTTGTTGATGCGAGGCACCTGCATGCCGTAGCGCTCCAGCACCTCCACAGCCTCCGGCAGCAGCTGCGATACGTATGCCACGCCGGTCTTGATGCGCTCACCGACGCTCACCCAGCGCCCGCCCACCTTCTTGTAGTCGCGGATATCGAAGGCCTGTGCGTCTGAATAGCTCAGGCCGGTGTACATCTGGAACACGAACAGGTCGCGCGCCATGCACACCTGCGTGCCCTCCATCGGCCGCAGCGACTCCACGGCGGCAATCTCCTCCTCGGTCAGGTACTCCACATTCTCGTGGATGCCCTTGCGGAACTCGCCGCGCACGCGGTCGTACGGGTTCGCGTCAATCTTCTCCAGCTTCACGGCACGTGTCAGCAGCGCCCGCAGCGTGCGGTGGTAGTTGTACACGGCAGCGTCGCCGATGCACACCGCCTCGCGCCCGGCCTGCCGGTCGCCCTCCGACTGCGCCTTCCTCAGACCGTGCAGCCATGCGTCGAACTTGTAGAGGTTCTCCACCGTCAGGTCCTGCCACGCCATCAGGGCGCCGTACTCCTTCAGGCGGTTCAGCAGCACCACGTAGCGCCGCCGCGTCCCCTCGGCGATGTTCAGCAGCGGCACCTGCTCGGCCAGCCAGTCATACATGGCCGTGCTGCCGCCCTCGCCGCCGCTCACCTGATAGGCCTGCTTCCTGATCTCCGCCACGTTGATGGGAATATCCAGCTCGATGCACCGGTTCACGCCCCGCATCATCCGGTCGGTGATGATGCCCAGCTGCTCGTTGAGCACGTCGGCGTCGCCGCGGCCGACAATCCTGCCGCCCCTCAGCTCGCGTCCCCGCACCTTGATGCCGGTGTTGATGTAATAAGCCTTGCGGTTGTGCGTCACCCTCAGCTCAACGGGACCCTCCCCGCCGGGCTTTGAGCGCCCTCTATGGTCGAAAACTATATCTTTGCTGATCATTTCTTCTCTGTTTTTCCTAGTTCATTAAAAAGTTAATTCCATTTGTTTCCCCACTCTGTGGGAGGTGGGGAAACATTTGGCATAAATTATGCGTGAAAATGCCCCAAAATCCGTAAAAATCCCGTTTCCCCACTTTTTCTCAAAATCCTCGGAAACCTCAATAAATAAAGGGGATTCAGGTCTTTCAACCGTCATCCCCGATCCTTTTTCCGTGACTCCCGCGGGATTCAAAGAGGGATTGGGGTTCGCCTGTGTTTATGGGGGTTTTTGAAATAATTTCATAAAAATGGGGAAACATTTGGTCATGATTTGCGCGTGATGTAACAGCGGGAATAGTAGGTGGCGCCATCCTCTTCGAAGTGGATGCCGATGTAACAATAGCACTCACAGGGAAGGTCGCGGAAGGCGCGGACGGTGGCAGTCAGTACTGCCGGCACATAACCGACATGATGGCCGTCACGGGCGACAATCTTGATGGCATTCTTGTCGTATTCGTTGGTCGGTTCGGGCATGAGGCCGCCGATGAACTCGCCAACGTACTGGCTGATGTTCTCCCGGTAGGTGATGCCTGCAATGGAGAAGGCGAGGAAATCGCTGTCAGTCTTCGGCCAGACTTTGACGAAGTTGTCTTCATCCTTCAGGCAGAAATACTCCAGCTCTTTGACGGTTGGCTCGTCGTCGCCATCGGCACCTTCATCTATGAGGTCGAAGTGATCCTTCGGCTGGTCGGACTTCTCGCCGCTGTTCATGATCATGAAGATGGCGGAGCCAAGGATGACAATCACGAGGATGACTATGATGATGAATGCTTCCATGTTACTCCGGTTTTTCCTCGGCAGCCATATCGGCACGGCCGTCTTTTATATTATAAATAAGGTGAGAGCCAGCGGAGTGCTGGTCGATGATAGCTTTGAGCTCGGCGGTAGCAGCACGGAAGTCGTCACGAGCCTGACGGAGCTCTTCTAGTTCTTTTTTCAGTTCCACGCGTAGATCATCCACACCTCGAATCATACGGGCATACAATTCGAGGACGTTCTCAGTCTGCTGAAGCTGCTGGGCAGCCCCTTCAATCTCTTTCGACTTCAGTTCCTCCTCGGCGGTGAGGAGAGTGCCTTTGCCGGTGAGAAGGTAGCCAAGGTCGAAGACATTCTTATAAGTTGCGTTGATTTTCCTGAAAAGTGAGTCTGTGAGATAATCTTCATTACCACCGAATGCTGAGTAGATGGTTGGCTGCGTCTGACCAATAGCAATCGCTAGGTCCTTCTTTGTATGAACGCTATGATGCTTCCGCAGATGCTCATACACTTCCATTAATCTATCTTTACGCGTATTCATATTATAAATGTATTTTAAAATATTATACAAATATCTTAACTATCCTTAAAATATTATATTATTATTTGATTATATTACATTTTTGTCGTATTTTTGCACCGTAATTAATTAACGTAAAATCGGGGCATAAGAATAGCCGTAAGACGGGAGGCCGTCTTCTGAAAGCGGATAACCGCCAAGGTGCGAACACTTTGCGAGGGTGTCGGACTACAAATATACGGCTTTTCCCCGAATATTACAAAAATATAATATTTAAATTAAGTAATTTTATGATTTGCGAAAAAGTAACAAGGGACAACATCAGGGCCATCAAGGTTGGTCAGATGGGAGTTTTCGCCCTTCCGAATGCCAAGGCCGTGGAGAGTGCCAGGGTGCAGTTCTCGACGATGAAGAGGCTGGAAGACATGGACTTCGAGCGAGTTGAGACTGGCGAGCCACTGACTATTGCATACAAGCGGCTGAAGTAAGGAGGCCGAGGCCTAGCCTCGGCTTACGGAGAAACAGAAACGACCGCCGGGACTAGGAGCGGGAAACACAAACGAAAAATGAACAAAACAACGAGCATTATGACTATCAGCAGAGAAGCGATGACAGCGATTGGCAAGGCTATCCGGGAAGCTACCCGGGAGGCCGTGAGGAAGGCGCAGATGGAAACATCGGAAATCTACGGCGAACAGTGGGTTACCGGTAAAGAGCTGTGCAAGCAGATAGCCATGTTCTCGATAGACTGGCTTGAGAAGTTCGGCTGGAAGCTGCCGAGGGAGCGCATCGAGGTGACCTGCAACGACGGTAGCACCCGGGTGACGCGCTGGGGCTACCCGCTGCACAAGATACAGCGGATGATCGCCGACGGCGATTTGAGGTCGATATGACCTGATGACCTGATGACCGAGGCAGTGCCTCAGTGTACGGGACAGGAATAAGGAAGGTTGGCCGAGCGGCGAAGGCACAAGGATAAGGAGTATTGCTTGGTCCCGCATCGCGGAATGCTCCAAAATGCTTAGGACGTCGGGGGTTCGACTCCCCCACCTTCCACAAAATCAA